ATTAATTGAATTGAAAGAAAAGGTTTATAAAGGTGGAAAAAGAAAATAATGAAATATCGTGGACTCCAGCTATGATGCTAGAGATCACTTTAAACGAACCGGATGATTTTTTAAAGATCCGCGAAACTCTTACTCGTATTGGAGTAGCTTCTCGCAAAGATAATAAACTATATCAATCTTGTCATATATTACATAAACAAGGCCGATATTTTATTGTACACTTTAAAGAATTGTTCATGCTTGATGGAAAACCATCTAACTTAATGGATAACGACCTTCATCGCCGTAATACAATTGCTACTTTAATGAGTGACTGGGGATTGTTGGATATTGTTAATGGTGACCAAGCTACTGAAAAAGCACACCTTCGACAAATTAAAGTAATCCCTCATAAAGAAAAAGATAACTGGGAACTATGCCCAAAGTATAATATCGGCAACGATTAATGCTCAATTTGTACAAATGTAAGACTCTTCTTTCTGATACAGATCATCCATTTGGATCTTATCTTTTTGGAAGGCCTTATGAGTGCTTAAAAGAAAATAAAACTAGAATTAGAATTTGGTTCTATTTTTATTGCAATAAGCCTAGAGATCCAATTTCTGTTTGGATAAAAAATGATAGAGTAAAACTAGAACCTGGTAATAATAGATATATCGGATCTTTTATAAGAGGTGATAAAACAATAGATACTCTAGTATTTAGTGAACACTCAGAAAAAGAATTAGAAAAATATAACTTTTTAGACTTAGAGCTAATAAAAAACCTTGATATAGAATATCCAATTGATTCTACTTCAGATCCAGTTGATACAATTAATCAGCACATGGTTGATCTTTCTAATCAAGGACTATTTACATTTAGTCGCAAATGGAGAAACGATGTAAATAATTGGTTAAATTCTAATCTAAGCAGAACATGGGTTTTCAAGTACAAAGTTTATAGATACGACTTTCATACAAATTATGATCGTGAGAAATTCGCAATCACTGAAGAAATATTATTTGACGGAAGTGATTATGATAACTTAATCGAAGCATTAAAAGCTTTTTTTGAGCATGTAAAAACGTTTGAGGGAATTACTCAAACAATATAATAGGAAATGATTAAATGAGACCAACACAAAATTATGTTTATGTAATACAACAAGAAGTTCAAACAACTACTGCATCGGGAATTATCCTTTCAGGCGATACTGAAACAGGATCTAAGCCTGCTATAATTAAAGCCACTGGACCAGAAGTAACAACTTGTCAAGTCGGTGATGAGGCTTACGTTAAATGGGGAGACGGTGTACCTGTTACTCATATGGGCGAAAAAGCAATTATCATGCCAGATACAAGCGTTATTGCAATTATTTAATAAACTGAAATGATCGGGTTTGAGATTTACTTGAACCCATTTAATATAAAGGAAATATATCATGGATAACATCCAAATCGTACGACTATCTACTGGTGAAGAGCTTATGGCTGAAGTATCTCAGGAAGGTAACACAATCAATCTTAAGAATGTTGGTATTCTAATCCCTACTCAACAAAACTCACTTGGTATTGCACCATTCATGGCTTATTCAGAAGCAAAAGAAGGATTTGATATTCAATCTAACTTTATCATGTTTGCCGTGCCTCCAGTTCAAGGTTTGCTTGATCAGTATAACGAAATGTTCAACCCGTCTAAAATTATTACTCCAGATAAGAAAATCATTGTATAAAATAGGTTTACTTTTACTCCAAAACTTGATATAATATATTTAATGAAACGTGGAGGTAAACTTGGAATTTTATACTAATGTAACTCGCTTCGGTAACAGTCTTCTGTACCGAGGCTATAAAGACGGACATCGCGTCCAAAATAAGATCAAGTTCAAACCAACGTTGTTTGTTCCTGATCCTAGATCTGACACCTTTGCGCTTGACGGCGCGAGGGTTTCTGGCATTCAACTTGGCGACATGAGTGAAGCAAAAGACTTCATGGATCGCTATAAGGACATGCCTAACTTCAAAGTGTATGGCAATACAAACTATGTAGTTCAATATCTTCAAGAAAAGTTTCCAGGCAATATCGAATTTGATCCTGATCAAGTTAATATCGGCTTCTACGATATCGAGGTTATGAAAACTGAAAGTGGATATTCTACACCCGCAGATGCAAACAATCCAATTAATGCTATAGCATATCGAAATAACCAAGAAAATAAATACTATCTTTTCTATTCTGGTGAATGGTCTAAATCTAATTCTGAACTAGACCTTACTGATATGGACGTAGAATATTTTTATTGTCCTGACGAAGCAGGTTTGCTTAAATCATTTGTGGGTTGGTGGAGTTCTCCTATCAATACACCAGACGTCATTACTGGCTGGAACTGTCGCTTCTTCGATACTCCATATATCGTCAATCGTATCACTAAAGTCCTTGGTGAAGAATTTGCAAAAAAACTTTCTCCATGGGGCAAAGTAAACCAAAGAGCTGTCAAAGTTCAAGGTCGTGAAATGCAATATTACGATATTATGGGAATTACTGAACTAGACTATATGGAACTATATAAAAAGTTTACATATAAAGCGCAAGAGTCATATAAACTTGACCATATCGCTCATGTCGAACTCGGTGAAAACAAGTTATCATACGAAGAATACAAAGACTTACAAGATCTTTATGAACACGATCCACAAAAGTTTGGTGACTATAACATTAAAGATACTGACATCGTATATCGACTAGACGACAAGCTTGGTCTAATCAGTTTAGCTATGACACTAGCTTATCGTGGGGGTGTTAACTATGGTGATACACTAGGCACTACCGCTATATGGGATTCTATCTTATATCGTGATCTACATGACAAAGGTGTTGTTGTGCCACCCAATGAAGATAAAATGAAATCTGATTTTGCGGGTGGTTATGTTAAAGCTCCACAGGTTGGTATGCATGACTGGGTTGTTTCTTTCGATTTAAACTCACTATATCCACATATCATCATGCAATGTAATATGTCTCCCGAAACTATTTCAGGTGATTCAGTGTCTGGTGTAAATGTTGATAATTGTTTAAACAAAACGAATCCTCAGAATCCAAATCCTGATAATTTTGCTATGGCTGCTAATGGTACACTATATCGTAAAGATAAACAAGGTATCATCCCAGCAATCATCGAAACAATCTATGCTGAACGTAAATCTACTAAAAAGCTTATGCTTGCTGCACAGCAAGAATTAGTAAACGTTGACAAATCTGATAAGCAACAAGTATATCAGCTTGAAAAACAAGTAGCAACGTTAGATAACCAGCAAATGGCGGCAAAAATCTTGATGAACTCGCTTTATGGCGCAATGGGTAACCGTTGGTTCCGCTATTATGATCTTCGTATTGCGGAAGGTATCACACTGACTGGCCAGCTAGCTATTCGTTGGGCTGAACATTCATTCAATGGGTTTATGAATAAAGTCTGTCAAACAAAAGACTTTGATTATGTTATTGCTATCGATACTGACTCTAACTATGTTAACTTTGGCCCACTGGTTGAAAAGCTTGGCTTTGCTAAAAAACCAGTTAAAGAAACAGTTGACCTTGTAGATAAAATTGTGTCTGACCAGTTTGAACCAATGATTTCTAAATCTTATGACGATATGGCAACTCATATGAATGCATATCAACAAAAGATGGTTATGGAACGTGAAGTTATTGCTGACAAAGGTGTATGGACTGCTAAGAAGCGTTATATTCTTAATGTACATAACTCTGAAGGTGTTGCATATAAAGAACCTAAGCTTAAGATTATGGGTATCGAAGCTATTAAATCGTCTACGCCTGAAGTGTGTCGTGAAGCTATGAAAGCTATGTTCAAAATCATTATGACTGGTTCTGAATCAAACACTCAAAAAGCTATTCAACAATTCAAAGCTCACTTTTCTACATTATCTCCTGAAAAGGTCTCATTTCCTCGTGGCGTCTCTGATGTCATCAAATGGAAAGATAATAAGATGATCTATAAGAAAGGTACACCAATACATGTTCGTGGAGCTCTGGTGTACAATAGTTCTATTAAGGATAAAGGTCTAAAACAATATGAATCTATTCAGAATGGTGACAAGATTAAGTTTTGCTATTTAAGAAAGCCTAATCCAATTAAGGAGAACGTAATATCTTTTCCAGATTACTTACCACTTGAACTTCAACTTCACAAGTATATTGATTATGAACTAATGTTCAACAAAACTTTTCTTGATTCGGTAGATCCAATTCTTCAAGCAATTGGATGGACTTCTGAAGAAGTTGTAAGTTTGGAAGATTTTTTTGTATAAACTGTTTACTTTTACTTAAAAATGAGGTATAATATCTAATATAAAATAAAAACAGCGTTCAACTTGGGATATTTTAAGATATCCCTTTACTTTTACTTAAAACTAAGGTATAATATTATGAATAAAATCGAAGAATTAATGGTCATCATGGCCGAAGAATGCAATGAGGTTGCTGTTGAATGCTCAAAGGTTATTCGATTTGCAAATCAAGATGGTAGACAACCACAACTTGAGCGCGAAATAGGTGACTTAATGTGTATGTACGAACTAGTCGTAGAGGCAGGTCTGGTTGATCCTGATATGGTATCAAAAGCCTCAGCAGCTAAACGTGAAAAACTTAAAAAATGGAGTGATTTGAATGTCTAAGAATTGGGTAGATGATATGAATAAAATGCATGCTAAGTATGGTGTGCATGACTGGATGAAAGATAATGCAGACAATAAAGAACTATTAAATAAGTTTCTTGAATTCCGTATTAACTTTCTTCAAGAAGAACTAGATGAAACTCGTACAGCTTATGCCGAAAAAGATCCTGAAGAAATTGTTGATGGCTTAATTGATTTGTGCGTAATTGCTATTGGAACTCTTGACGCATACGGTGTTGATGCTCATGCAGCTTGGGACCAAGTATTGAAAGCCAATCTTTCAAAAGAAATTGGCATCAAACCAACACGACCTAATGAACTAGGGCTTCCAGATTTAATTAAACCAGAAGGATGGGAAGCTCCATCGCATAAGGGAAACCATGGTAACCTCTCTAACTCTTTTTAATAGTGTCTTTGACAACAAGACTAACAAACGTATGGACTTCTCAGACTTTAATAAGTTTGAGGAGCTTCTATATAATGTCTCGAAGTTAAAAGGCTATAAGCCTGTTAAAGGTGAAAAGTTAAAAGGAAAGCCTTCACCTTTGATCTCTCCTGCTATCTACAAAGATGGCACAACACGAGCAAATGCTAATGTTATTGAGTGGTCTGGTTGGGCAGCTATTGATGTTGATGAGCATAAGTTTGAAGGTGATCTTGAAAGTGAACTATATGACAGATATGGTGAATGGTATTATGTTTGCTACTCTACCGCTAGTAGTAAACCTGAACATCCAAAGTTCAGATTAGTATTCCCTTTGTCATGCTCAGTTCCAGCTGACAAGATTAAACACTTTTGGTATGCTCTTAATAGTGAACTTGAATCTATTGGTGATCGTCAAACTAAAGATCTTAGTCGTATGTATTATGTTCCAGCAGATTATCCTGGTGCCAATAACTTTATCTTTACAAATAAAGGTAATTACATTGACCCATATTCTCTTATGGAAAAACATGCATACATCGAAAAATCTAATGTTGGTATGATTGATAAATTACCAAAGGCTATTCGTGAAGCTATAATTAAAGAACGTGCTAATAAACTTACTAATACTGACTTCCATTGGACAAGCTACTCTAATTGCCCATTTGTTTCTAAAAAGATGATTGGTGACTATATGAGTATTTCCGATACTGGTTGGTATCACAAAATGTATCAGCTTATGGTATCAGTTGCTTCTGCAGCGGTTCGCAAAGGTTACCCAATAACATCTAAAGAAATTGCAATCTTGTGTAGACAACTTGATCTTGAAACTGGAAACTGGTATGGATCTCGCCCTCTTGAAAAAGAAGCAGATCGTGCTCTTGAATATGTAATGAGGAATAATATATGATTACTTTTAATTCTAAAACGCTTGACCAAAAAGCTTTATCTGATCGCGCTATGGCTGAAGCTAGGTTAATTTACTCTAAACCTTCTACACGTCGAGGCCGGTCTCTTGAAAAAATCTTTGAAACATGTGCTTATGGTCATGCAGCTGAACAATTCTTGATCGAGAAAAAAGGCTATACTGATGATGATCGCCCATATAAGGATGTTATTGACCCAAATGGCGAACCAGTAGAAGTTAAAGTTACTGAAGGTGATTATTATATCAAATATGTTTTAAAACGATGTAATGACTCTGCTTCTGAAGCTTGGAGGAATTATCCAAAAAAGCTTATAGTTTTCACATGTAATAATAAACTAGGCAGCACTAATTATAAGTTGTATGGTGAATATTCTTGGGATGGAAATGAGTTTAAAAAAGTTTAATAAATTTGTTTACTTTTTTATTAACTTGTTGTATAATAGTTACTATTATTTAAATTGGAGATAAACATTGAAATTCGATTCTAATAAGCCACCATTGCATCTTATTCCACCAGAAATTTTAGTAGAGATTGCTCAAATTTTTGCGTTTGGTGCTGAAAAATATGGTGAAAACAATTGGAGAGATGACGGCGGTAGTACTGGATATGGTCGTACTTACTCATCTATTCAACGACACTTAAATTCATTCTGGGTTGGTGAAGATCAAGATTCTGAATCAGGAAAATCTCACTTGATTCATGCAATTACACAACTAATTATTCTTAGAATCCATCAACTTGAACATCCTGAAATGGACGATCGTTACAACATTAAAAAAGGTGATAAAAATGTATAAGCTAATTTATGAATGTGAAGAATCCCAAAGAGAATACAGTGTTGTTGATACCGTTACTATGGAACTGAGTGACGACCAAACTTTAGACGAAATGCTAGATGTATTTCAAAGATTTTTGCAAGCCACTGGATATAATATTGAAGGGCAAATTGAACATGTTAAACCTAAATCTACTTTTAATAGGGAGACTATAGATGAATGTTTCGGACGTTAGAGAATACTTTAAAGGCGAATTAGCCGCAGGTCGTTTTACTGAAGACAAAACTGGTGCTAAAACAATTGAGATGATTGGTGCATCTTTCATTGCTGATGAGTCTTCTATTTTCGGCACACCTAATCAAGAATATATCAATAAAGAGCTTGAATGGTACGAAAGCCAATCAACAAACATTTATGATATTAGTGGTGATGGTACTGCTCCTGCTGCGTGGAAATATGCTGCTGATGAACATGGCAATATTAATTCTAACTATGGTAAGCTAATTTTTTCTGAACAATACTATGATCAGTATAATTCAGCATTATTTGAGCTTTTCTCTAATAGAGATACTCGTAGAGCTACAATGGTTTATAATCGTCCATCTATTTGGACAGAATATGGACAAAATGGTAAATCAGATTTTATTTGTACCAATGCTGTAACATACTATGTTCGAGACGGTGCACTACACTCGGTTGTACAGATGCGAAGCAATGATGTTGTTTTTGGATATAAGAATGACTATGCATGGCAAAAATATGTAATGGAAAAGCTGTGCCAAGATTATAACAAACTAAATCCAGCTGAAACTATCACTGTTGGCAATATAAACTGGCAAGTTCAAAATCTCCACGTATACAGCCGCCATTTTGACTTGGTTCAATAATGTGTAAATGGGATAAAAGATATTTAAAGCTCACTCGTGAAGTATCTACTTGGTCTAAAGATCCATCTACTCAAATCGGTGCAGTAGCTATTGGTGAAAAAGGCCAAGTCTTATCACAAGGGTTTAATGGATTCCCTCGTGGAATTGAAGATTCTGATGAAAGATATTCAGATCGTGAGCAAAAATATAAGTATGTCGTTCATGCAGAAATGAATATGATATATAATGCTACATACAATGGTGTTTCTCTTAACGGAGCTACAGTATATGTCACGGGATTGCCTGTTTGTTCTGAATGTGCAAAGGGTCTTATCCAGGTAGGTGTAAAAACTGTAGTCATGTCAAAGGAAGATGTTTCTAATGCTTTAGAGAGATGGAAAGAATCCTTTGAAACAACCATTGAATTATTTGAAGAAGCTGGTGTTGAATGGAGATCAATATGATAAAACACATTATTATTCCTACGCTTGGACGTATGGATAAACAAATCACTTATAATAACCTTCCCGAAAAGTATCAATCAATCGTTTCATTTGTCGTGCAAGATCATGAATATGATGAAATGCATTCTAGGTATCCTGGAAAAGTATTACGTCTTCCAAAAGAAATCGATAGAATTGCTCCAACTCGTGAATGGATTTTTAATGAGTTCAAAGATACTCGTCACATGGTTTTTGATGACGATTTAGATTTTGTTGTAAAAGAACCAAATCCTGGTGAAGGCACTAAATGGATATCACATAAGTTCACTGAACAAGATTTTGATGAAGCATTTGCTCTAATTGAATCTTGGATGGACGAAGGTGTATCTTATGGTTCACTTTTACCTGCATGGGTCATACCGGATGTTCGTCAATGGCCGGTTCGTGAAAATCAGCGTATTATGACAAATGTATTTTATGATGGTCCTAAGATTCCTCGCGATATTCAATGGAATAGAGTTCCAGCTGCTGAAGACTTTGATGTTAACTTACAGCTATTGACACGTGGATTTAAAAATCGTGTAAGTGCTAAATACATGGTAACATGCTCAGCAACAAATGCCGAAGGTGGATGTTCTACTTGGAGAACACTTAAAGTACACAATGACGCTCAAACTCTTCTTGGTGAGTTGTGGCCTGAATTTGTTAAAGTTCGTGAAAAAGAAGTTCCTTCTGGACCATGGAAAGGGCAAATTAAACTAGCTACCACTATTCAACATAAGAAAGCTTATGAGTCAAGTCAGATTAATAATTTAGAGGAATTTTTTTAATGAAGTACGCAAGTATCGTTCCATTGATCGGTGGTGAGACCATTGCAATGGAAAATGCATTTGGCAAAAGACCGGAGTATATTTTAAGCTACGAGCCCTTTGCCAATAATGACCAACACATAGTTGAACACTATAATAAAGAAGTTCCATATCATGTTCTTTCAGGTGAAGGTGATAATCGTAGCTTTGAGCAAGTTGATGTGGTAAACACTGTCTGCCCGTGTGCAGGCCTTAGTAGCTTATCCCCTAGCTCCAGTTCTGACAATTCAGCTAATGACTGGATGTTTATTACGTCTGAATATGTTTTAGGAACTATGCAACCAAAGGTATTTTGGGGTGAGAACGCTCCAAGACTAGCTAGCAAGATGGGTGAACCTGTCGTAAAAAGATTACGCAAGATTGCAGCAAATCACGGCTATACTTTTACAATTTATAAAACAAAATCCATCCTGCACGGATTGTCTCAAGTAAGAGATCGAACATTCTATTTCTTTTGGAAAGGCGATAGTGTTCCTATCTTTGATTATATTCATAGAAAACATGAACGTATTGAAGATTTAATTAGATCGGTTCCATTTGATTCAGAAGATCCAATGTCTGCTTTGACAAATACTAAAAAGCCAACTGATAATCCATTCTATAAGTACGTTCTCGATGAAATGGAAGGTGGTATCACTCACCAAGAGTTCTCTGAAAAGATTGAGAAGACTACTAATCCTTTAGATTACATTGAAGCAGCTGGAATTAAATATAACGAAGTAAGTGAATGGATGTCTAAAAATGGTTATGATAAAGCTGCCGCTAAGTGTGATCGAATGTATCACAAACTAAAAAGTGGTGGAAACATCATGCGCAAAAATACCGAGATTCCAAAAGACTTTATTGGTGCATTTGTAGGACATATGCCGACATCAATTGCTCATCCTGATCATGATCGCTATTTGACTATACGTGAAGCAATGGCTATTATGAAGCTGCCTGAAAACTTTGAACTTCAAGGAGGCTTAAAGAATCTTAATCACATTTGTCAAAATGTTCCAGTAACCACTGCCACAGATATGGCTAATGAGATCAAAAAATATCTAAATGGTGATCTAGATAGTATTGACACAGATTTCATGATTCAAGATAACAAAAAAAATACCTTAAATTACCAAGAAAAGGTTGTACAATTAGATGAATTTATGGTATAATGGACCTATCTTTAAAACAAAAGGTGATATAATAAAATGAGTATAATGGATAAACTAAAAAAGAATTCTAAAGTAAAGACGACCGCGGTGTTGTCTGACTCACGATTCTTTAAAGAAAAAGATTTAATTTCTACTGATGTCCCTATGATTAACGTAGCGTTGTCAGGTTCTGTAGATGGTGGCTTAGCTCCTGGTCTAACAGTTCTTGCTGGTCCGTCAAAACACTTTAAGACGTCATTTGCTCTTAAAATGGCGGCGGCGTATTTAAAAAAATATGAAGATTCAATTCTTTTATTCTATGATTCAGAGTTTGGTTCACCTCAATCTTATTTTGAAACATTTGGTATTGATACTTCTCGAGTACTTCATACGCCGGTCATGAACATTGAAGAGCTTAAATTTGATATCGTAAATCAGCTTGAAGAAATTGATCGCAAAGATAGAGTTATTGTAGTGATTGACTCGATTGGTAACATTGCTTCAAAGAAAGAACTTGACGACGCTATCAATGAAAAGTCAGTAGCAGATATGTCTCGTGCCAAACAGCTTAAATCTTTATTCCGTATGACAACTCCATACTTGACTATGAAAGATATTCCTTTGATCGCCATTAACCATACATATAAAGAACAATCTTTGTTTCCAAAAGATGTGGTTTCAGGTGGAACAGGTGTTTATTATTCTGCCGACAATATCTGGATTATTGGTCGTCGACAAAATAAGAAAGGTACAGAAATTACTGGTTATGACTTTGTTGTTAACATTGAAAAGTCTCGTTATGTTAAAGAAAAAGCTAAAATTCCTATCTCAGTGTCTTGGGAAGGTGGTATTGAAAAGAACTCTGGTCTATTAGAAGTTGCAATGGCAGGTGGATTTGTTGTTAAACCTAAAAACGGTTGGTATGCTCGATGCAATAGAGAAACAGGTGAAATTGAAGATAAAAACTTCCGTGAAGCTCAAACCCTTGAAGATTCATTCTGGGAACCAATTTTTGCAAATGATAGCTTTAAAGAGTTTATTAAAAACCAATTCACAATTGGTTATAAATCTGAAATAGAGGATGTACTTTCTGATGAAAATGATGTATAATAATATCACAAGCGATGATTACACCTTTGTTGATAATAACTTTAATGAAATGTGGGCAGTTAAGCTGCTCACTAAATTCGAGGGTGTAGTTTATCACTATGGAAAAATTACAGCAAATGTTGATGGTGATGACGCACTAGCTACTCTAAAGTTTCAATACGAAATTCTAGATGAAGGTGAATATGACCAAGAAGAACTAAAAAGTAGTGAAGAATTTAATAACTACATTGGTGATATTTTGAGTCACACTATTCAAGATGCTTTTGATAATGAGAAATATAGGATTGGCGATGAGTATACAAACAACAGTACTGAGGAATCTATTAACAAATGAAGAGTTTACTCGTAGGGTTGTCCCGTTTCTAAAAAAAGAATATTTTGAAGACGATCATCGTACTGTATTTGATCAAGTAGTACAGTACGTTGACAAGTATAACAAAATACCAACTAAAGAAGCTCTTTTAGTAGAGCTCAATGATTCAAGCGTTAGTCCTGATAAGTATCAGGGCGCGGCACATTTAATTAATGATGTGTCTCGTCCTGAGCCTGCTGATATGGATTGGCTTTTCGAAAAGACTGAAAAGTGGTGTCAAGACCGCGCAGTCTTTTTGTCTATCATGAAATCTATTGAAATTATTGATGGTAAGTCTGATATGACTGCTAATGCTATTCCAGATATTTTGTCTGAAGCATTATCAGTCAACTTTGATCAAGACATTGGTCATGACTATATTAATAACTCTGATGATCGATTTGACTTTTATCATAAAGAAGAAGCAAGACTACCATTTGACTTGGATTACTTTAATAGAATCACTAAGGGTGGCTTACCTAATAAGACTCTAAACATCGCACTAGCTGGGTGTGTTCACCCTGAAACTAAAATTAGGGTGAGACTGAGAAAAAAGGTTAGCTAGCCTTCTTGTTTACATTTTCCTTAAAGTATGTTATAATAGCATGAATAGAGTAGTTGGGATTGTGGCGATCCGCGAACTACACTTATATTTATATAATTGGAGTTTTAAACTTATGTGGCAAGAAAAAGAAATTTGTATTGGTGAAGTCAAAAAGTTGCTTGATGATGGTTATGAAATAGAGGTAGATTCCCCTGACGGGTATGTGCCCGTAAACTTTTTTGTTGATAAAGGTTTGTGGAAGGAATATGTTTTACATATGGACGACCCTGACTTTACGCCAGTCAGATGTAACGAAAAACATCTATTTGAAACTTCATTAGGATGGTTAGATGCTGAAGTTCTCTGTGGTAAAGGCGAAGTAAATATCCTAACAAAAAAAGGTTACGTCAAAGGACATGTAACATCTACTGACGAGATGATTCCTATTGTTGATATTAACGTAAATCATGAGAATCACCGATACTACACAAATGGTGTTTCGTCACATAATACAGGTGTTGGTAAATCATTGTTTATGTGTCATGTTGGTGCAGCTGCTTTGACTCAAGGCAAAAATGTTTTATACATTACTATGGAAATGGCTGAAGAACGTATTGCTGAACGTATCGATGCTAATTTGATGAATCTTCCTATCGATCAACTAGACAAAATTGATAAGTCTACCTTTGATAACAAAATAGAGTCTATTGCTAAAAAGACTATTGGTAAACTTATTATTAAAGAATATCCTACTGGATCTGCTCATACTGGACACTTTCGTGCTTTATTAAAAGAACTTAAGTTAAAGAAAAGCTTTGAACCAGATATTATCTTTATCGATTATTTGAACATTTGCTCATCTAGTCGAATGAAACTTGGCGGGTCTACTAATACTTACTCTCTTATTAAATCTATTGCTGAAGAAATACGAGGGCTAGCTGTAGAATTTGATGTGCCAATTATGTCGGCAACTCAAACAACCAGATCTGGTTATTGTTTAGACCCTTATACTAAAGTCCAAAGCAAAAACGGCCCTAAAGATCTTAAAGACGTTGTACTGGGTGATGAGTTGCTTTCAAACAATGGTTGGAATAAAGTCAAAACTATTTTTCCACCTCAATATAAAAAAACATATTGTATTACAACTAAATCGGGTAAAAAAATATATTGCTCCCGAGATCATTTGTTTCCAGTTGAAGATGGTTCAGAAAAATCTATTAATAAAGGCCTAAATGTTGGTGATAAATTAATTATAAAATAAATGTTTAATAAAAATCATACTGAAGAATCTAAAGAAAAAATATCTAAAAGCCGTTCTGGTGTAATAGGAAGAGAATCTGGGTGGGAACATACTTCTGTCACTAAAGAAATAATTTCAGAAAAACGCAAAGAATATTTTAAAAATGGAGGATTAAATTCAAATGCAAAAATGTATAATGTTTATGATTTAAATGATATGCTGGTGTTTACAAATGTAAGTAGCTATGATATAATAGAAAAATTATTTATAGATATGAAATCATTTAAAACAATAATGGCATTTATGCGTAGAAATAATTTTAAAAAAATACACCCTAAACATGAGGTTAGAATAGAATATTATGAAAATTGATGAAATAGCTAACATTGAAGAAATTGAAATGCGTGACTTAATTGATATTGAGGTTACGGGCAACCACTTATTTTATGCTAATGATATATTAACTCATAATTCAAATACCGACGTTGGTCTTGAAGATACTTCTGAATCATTTGGTCTTCCCGCTACTGCCGATCTTATGTTCGCACTTATTAGTAATGAAGAGCTAGAAGGTCTTGGTCAAATTATGGTAAAGCAACTTAAAAACCGATATAACGATCCTACAAGCAATAAGCGCTTTGTTGTTGGTGTTGATAGAGCTAGAATGAAACTATTTGATGCTGAAGAAAATGCACAAACATTAATTGCTGATTCTGCACCAGTAATTAATCCTCAAAAAGATCAACTTGATTTTACGGGATTTAAAGCATAGTTTATAAATAATATTTTACTTTAGAGCAAATAAAAATGGCAAAACATACTGTATATCAAATATCAAAATCAAATAGAACGCTGGCTTCCCAGTCGGTTTTCTATGGCATTTCTGACGCATTTACACAAGCAACCGCGCGCCAAGCATTCGTATCTGGAAACTATTCCAAGAATGCTGATGTTGAAGCTGAAGATAATAAAGAAGTGTCAAATTTAGTTAATAATGATCGAGCCAATTCTAAGGTTCTTGCAATTGGACCTCTTAGAAATGTATCGGTTGGTGATTTAATTTTTAATCATGAAACTAATAGATGGTTCATTGTTGGACCCAATTCTTATGATTCAATTAAAATTAAAGTAAAATAACTGTTTACTTTTTTAAATATTGGTGATATAATAGATCTATCAAATGGAGATTATATCATGAAATATTTAAAAGAAGTTACTGCTGATTGGAAAGTTGAATATCGTGTACCTTTGCATACTTATATTTTTGACGGAAGCGCATGTATAGGTTATATAAAAGAAGGTACTTCTGAAAAGTTTATGTTTAATAAACCATCTGCACATTTTAATAAACGCGGACGAAAGTTTGTAGAAGTAAAATGTGACTAAAATTTTATCAATTAATTTGAGGCTAGTATTGTAATACTGGCTTTTTTTAT